GTTAAACACCTTTGCAGCTTTTAGGTAAAATTGCAACATCCACCGCTAGATATAATACCTATTTGATAATCTTTCCACATTTTTTGACCACGTTCGCTATGCATTTTGAAATGTCTAGTGACATCTTGGCCATTTTTTGATTTAATTACAAACTTTCCACCTGGATGCCTATTCAAAAAAGTAGATAGATTATATACTTTATTATTCGATACTACAATATAATTTCCACTAACATCGCATAATTCTGTAATTTGCTCCATTGTAAATGATTTCATGTATATATTATTCCATGAAATCAATTTCTTTTTTTAATCGTGCGTCTTTTGATACATTTCTTGTCCATTTGAAATGTTTTATTTTTTTTACTCTGAGGGACTATTTTAAGAATACATTGTGATTTTTTTCCATATAACGGTTCTGTACATCCTTTCTCTTTCTTCTCTGTTTTCCGCAAATGTTCTTTGATTTCCTTGTTTGATACTACCTTATCTTCCTGCGTGCAACGAGATCTAAAATGCTCATACCTTTCTCTAACATCGCAAAATTTTAACCCCGAATTCTTTCCCAACATTGTATTTATCAATTCGTGCAATTTAAATACCCACCTTGAAAATTTATCTCTATTTTTCAAGTCACCGTTTGTCAATGGTAACATTTTCAAATTTTTCCTTAAATTAATTCTACAATACCTGCAAGGTAATATATTCCTCAAATTGCAAATAAAATTCCTATAATACTTTTTATCGTTTGATGTAGGTTTAACTGGATAATTGAATGACATAACATGCAAATAATGCCATAACGGTGGACCCCATACACTAGTGAGCATCCCATCGCTACTACTATAATGTTTTTTTGTATAGGTTTTTTTCTTTTTGTTTTTTTTCTTTGATCCTCCTTTTCGTCGTGTTTTAGCCATACTGTTATATTAATTTTAGAAAATAATTAAAAAGAATAAGATTATTCTTGAATATAATTCATAATATTTTGATTAGTCGAACTCTCATTTGTTAATTCTATATTATACATTATTTTCCATAACGCACTATACATATCTTCTTCATTTGAGTAATTTCTCCAATTAAATTCAATAATTTTACCTTTATAATTCCTAACAAACATGATTGATTATATATTTTATATTTCATTCTTTAGGTATATTCGTTAAATATTTCTTCTTTCTATTATTTTATAATATAAATGCTTGATAATTTAAGAGCCAGTGTATCTCAAATACTAACAAATAAAAAATTTCTAGTAGTGCTTTTTCTAAGTGCCGTATTCATTGCCATCGCATTATATGTTTATAATTATTATATATCTCCTAAGTTAGATCCAAGTTTTGTGCCAAATAAAGAATTTGTAAAAAAAGATGATGAAATTAAAAAAGCGGATTTCTTTTTCTTTTATACCGAATGGTGTCCACATTCTAAGAAATCAAAGCCAATTGTTGATAAAGTTAAAAGACTATATGACGGCAAGCCTATTAATGGAATAATTGTTCATTTCCATGAAGTTAATGGAGAAGAAGAGGAAGAGAAAATGAATGAATTTGAAAAGAGACATAATGTAAGTATAGACGGGTATCCAAGTATATATTTAGTAAAAGGCGATCAAGTTATTGAATATGACGCAAACCCAACGCGTGATTCAATCACAGAGTTCCTTAACACCGCTCTTTAAATATTTAGTTACACTTCGGGCACCACGTTCCAATAATTCCTTTCTTTTATTTGGATCTGATAATACAGCTTCTATTTCAGATCCCATCCTAGGCGCAGAATGTCGAATACAATTCGGTATATCAATATCTTCTAAAGCCGATATTGCACCAATCATATTATTCATCATGGATCCTATATACTGTACAAAGTTAGTAGATTCATCCACAGCGTGCTCATCGGGTCTACATACTTTGATACCCAATATTTCATTTTTTTTACATCCATCATCTAGTGCAGATTTTATAGGGTAATGTTTGGTAACCGCGCCGTCAACATATATTTCGCCTTCCATTACTATTGGTTTAAATATTACTGGCATAGCCGATGACATATAAAGCGCGTCAATTAATTTCAAATCAGGATGTGAATCACTGGTCAATGAAATACCCTTCCAAGTATTAAAATGGGTAGTATAAATGGTAAATTTGATATTTGTATATTCATAAAATTCAGATAGTGTAATATCTGGAGATAAATCTTTAGATTTAAGCAGTGGATTCATAATTTCGTGTATTAATTTTTCATCCAACATCCCTTTACTATTAAATAATTCTAAAAACATTTCGGCTTTAAAAGCATATATTTTATTCCAAGGCTTTCTAATAATAAAATCAAACAATATCTCCTTTTCTATTCCCAACATCCATATAGCCAGCACAATAGCACCCGCACTAGATCCATATACCGATTTAATATCGTCACGTTTAAAATATTCTTTGTCAAATAATTCAGTAAGTATGCCTACAAGATCTATACCGTTATAGGCAGCACCAGACATAACTATATGCTTTATCGTCATTATAATATTTTTGTCGTTATTTTTTAACCTTTTTTTTCTTTATTTAAACTAATGGACGATGATTATTCCGATAAAATTAATATTGATGATTTATTTCAAAGAAAAAGAGAGGTAGATCAATTAAAATTAAAAGTATTTCGAAAAATTTTAAACAGAGTACATAATAAAATAAAAATAACTTCACGACAGCGTTGTGCAGAACAATTTACATTTTTTGTTGTGCCCGAATTCATAGTAGGGACACCTAGATACGATGTTGCGGCATGTATAGCATATATCATTGATAAACTGAAAGTAAATGGATTCAGCGTAGCTTATACTCATCCTAATTTATTATTTATATCTTGGGTACATTATTATGATAAAGCAAAACGTATGGACATTAAGAAACAGTACGGTGTTAATGTAGACGGGTTTGGTAACTTAGTCAAATCTAAGAATGACGATAGTAAAAAGAATTCCGCGCCTACTGATATGAATTCCCTGATGTTTAATAATGCCGATGTAAAAGTAGGCGCTGAAAATCAAAAGAAGGATTACAAACAAATTTCAAGTTACAAACCAACTGGTAATTTGATTTACAACAATGCTTTATTAAAGAAAATCCAAGATAAAACCAATTAATTAGTTTCTTTATATTGAAAATTAATATATTTAAGTTTTTAATATAAGAATAAAAAGTGTAACTTTTTCGCGAAAAATTATTCTTGAATTTTCGGATTTGGACATTTCAAAAATGTCCAAAATGGCTCATGGGCGAAAAGAATTGGTCAATTATTTTACACTTTTTACATTACCCTTCAAACTTCTAGACTAATAAATACACAGTGCTTTTTTTTAAGTACTACAACAATTTTTTGTGTCATGAAACGCAAGTTTTGGGGTTTTTTTCATTATCCAAAAAATGGATAACAAAAAACCCCAAAAAACACGTTTTTCACTTTTCAGTACTTTTACTTTTTATTATTGTATATGGTTACAAAAATAAAAATCTTAAAAAAACACCTTACCAACTGAAGCTCGTTTTTTGGGGTAAAATAATGGATAACAAAAAAAAACCCCAAAGCATATTTAGTAGTGCTTTTTTTTAAGTTGTTACCAACTCATTACCTTAAATCGCTAAAAACAGGTGGATAACGGACCAAGCTTATGGTCACAAGCAAAAATTTTGTATAATCATTGAAATTTGTATTAAAAGTTATTTTTTCTTGGAATTCATTTGAATTCTATTTTTCATCAATTTGATGACTTCAAAATCTGTAATTTTTCCATCATTAAAACACAATTTAAATCCATCACATAAAACATCAAACTCTTTGAATGACACGTCATCTTTTTCACTTATATTCATAATAATCGTATTCTGCGGAGTTCCGGGTGCATTATTTGGCGAGGAGGTTCCAACTAGAACACTTTCTATTGTTCCTTGGAGTAGAGCAAGTGAGTCAGCAGCTTCGTGTGTATTTTCTTTCAATAACCTATTTACATCTTGAACATTAGTTTTTTGCTCTGGTGAAAGCGAATTAGTTGAAACCACAACAGCGGGTGATGACTTTTTAACAGCAGATGATGACTTTTTAACAGCAGATGATGACTTTTTAACAGCAGGTGTTGATATTTTTTTTGCTTTATTATGGAGGACGTATGTTGCGTCCCTTTGGTTTTTAATAGCTTCATTTAACTGAGTCGTTTCATATGCGAAAATTATATGCAAAGCTTTTGTTACTTCCGACGGTACTGTAATTACATTTTTATTTTCTTGTGGTTTAATGATTGTTTCATCGCTCTTAAAATTTATATCTAATCTAAAAGCTTGTCCAGCAAACTGGTCTCCTTTCATTCTTTTTTTTAAAGCTAAATCAATATCGAATTGGTTTGTTGCTAATTTCATATTATCCATGGAAATTGATAATCCTTTATTGAAATCTAATAGTGTTTCTGTAAGATGGTTAGTTCGCCCCTGGACTTGGTGCAAATCTTTGAAAACTTCATTTTCTCCACATGTAAGATATAATTTTCCTTCGCGTTCAATAAACTTATTTGTAAATGCATCTGATAAACACTGATTGAACCAACCCATGACAGGATTTTCGCTCATTTTTGGAAACGTTTCGCATTTTTTAGGACTTTGCAAAGTAAAAGTGAGCGTCCCCACACAGTCCCCACTGATGCTTTTCCTTTTGCTATCACTATCACACTTACTTTTGCGCCACGTTCCACCGTTTTTATGAACCGTTTGTCTCTTACAATCCATATTAAATTCAATTAAATCGGTATACACCTTCAATATATAGGTTTTCTTATCCCACTTACTATTGATATAAATTAATGGAACTTCGTATTTTTTGTCCTCCCATTAAATAGTAATTTTTAAACCAAGCTCAATATTTCTTGCATATTTATCTGCAATATGAAATATAACGTCATTTAACTCGAAATTTTGTTCAAGATGTTCTCCTTGGTATTCTTTTGTTACTCCTATTTT